CCGATCAGCCGGAAGGCGCGCCTCCGCTTACTGGCCGGAGCGCCGCGCCCAGCGGGCCGCTCAAGGTGCGTCCCGAGGCGGATATTGAAGCCATCGCCGCGCTGTGCCGCATGGCCGGCCAGCCCGAGCGCACCGCGGAGTTCCTCACGCGGAAGAACCGCGCGGGCGCATATTTCAGCGTCGCCGAGGTCAGTGAAGCCCTGACCTCGGCCCGCGTGGCGGAAAGCGAGAAACGCAGGATCCATTCCCACGTGAATCCGAATGCGGGTTCCGGCGGCGTCCAGGAGTTGGAGGCGCAGGCCGTGGCGTTAGCGCGCCAGAACAGGGGCCAGATCACCGCCGGGATGTACGTCTCGGGGAGTGCGACGAAGGTCACCAAGGAGCGGGCCTACGCCGCGATGCTCGAAGAACATCCCGAAGCGTGTGCGGCGTTTCGCGCGCAGCATAACGCCAGGGGCCTGATCGCCACGCTGGAGGCGGCCGGAATCCGGCTGCGGTAGCGAAAGGAGAAAACGAAACCATGGCTTACGAACAAATGTTGAGACCGGTCGGGCTGCCGGCGAATGGCGATCTGACTTCCGGCGGGACAGTGAATCCCCAGTTCCTGTTCGCCGTCATGACGGCGACGGGCCTCGCCATCGCGGGCGCGGGCGTCGCCTCGGTCGGCGTTATTCAGGACAAGCCCAACGCGGCGGGTGTCGAGAGCGAGGTCGCGGTGGTGGGCCAGATCAGCAAGGTCGTGGCCGGCGCCGCCGTGAACGAGGGCGACCAGATCATGTCGAACTCGAGCGGCCAGGGCATTACGGCCACGACCGGAAACTTCGTCAACGGGTTCGCGTTGGCGGCGGCCTCCGGCGCGGGCATGATCATTCCGGTCCTGCTGACGGGACCTTACAAGATCTAAGCGGGCGAAAGGCCCGGAAAGGAGCACAACGTAAATGCCTCAACCGACTTTGGGCGATGTTCACGTGAACCGCCCGCTGACGAACATCTCCGTGGCGTACAGCCAGGAAGCGGCCGGCGTGGAGTTCGTCGCCGACCGCGCGTTCCCCGCCATTCCGGTGGAGAACAAGAGCGATCTCTACTGGACCTACAACCGCGCCGACTTCAACCGCGACGAGATGCAGAAGCGCGCGCTCGCCAGCGAATCCGCCGGTTCCGGTTACAACCTGAACTCGACCGGGACCTATTCGTGCGACGTGTGGGCGCTGCACAAGGATGTCGACGACCAGATTCGCGCCAACAGCGACTCGCCGCTTTCGCCCGACCGCGACGCGACCATCTTTCTCACCAACAAGGCCCTGATCCGGCGCGAGAACCAGTGGGCATCGCGCTATTTCACCCCCGGCGTCTGGACCGGCCTCGCGGTTGGCGCCGCCACGGCGAGCGCCTCGTTCACCAACAACTGCCAGGTCGTGTACTGGGATTCGGTGACCAGCACTCCGATCACGGACATCCGCCACGCCAAGACCCTGGCGCGCCTGAACTCGGGCGGATTCGTCCCCAACATCGCCGTGTTCTCGCGCCCGGTATTCGACAAGCTGGTCGATCACCCCGACTTCATCGACCGCACCAAGTACGGCCAGACGGCGCCGAACCCGGCCATGGCCACGCGGCGCATCATCGCCGAAATCCTCGAACTCGAAGAAGTGCTGGTGATGGATGCGATCTACAACGCGGCGGCAGAGAGCGCTCCGGTTGCCGGATCGGCCAACCTCGCCACGATGGGCGAGACGGAGACAAACACGTTCATCGGCGGGCTGTCCGCGGGCCTGTTCTACCGGCCCAGGAATGCCGGCCTGCTCACGCCGAGCGCCGGCTACACCTTCAACTGGACCGGGCTGATCGGCTCGACCGGCGGCGCGGGCTTGCGCATCAAAACCTTCCGCATGGAGCACCTGGCGAGCGACCGCGTCGAGATCGATGCCGCATTCGACATGCGCGTGGTCTCTCCCGACTGCGGCTTCTTCTTCAACAACGTCATCTCGGCGGTGTAATCATGCTCTACCGCAGACCCAACTGGGCGCAGTTGATCCGCGCCGGCGTGCCGCCGCTCTACGTCCTGCGCCCGCTCGCGGGCGGATTCACGCCGCCAAACACGGGCGATGAGTATCCCGCCCCTGACTTCTCGAACAAATTCCAGATGATGCGCGCCCGCCAGTTGTACGAGCAGCGCCGCATCGGTCCGCAAGGGGATCTGGAACTGGCGCTGGCGCGATCCGGGCGGCAGCTCGCGCCTGCACACACTACGGCTGCCGCGCCCGCCAAATCGGGAAAGGAAAAGAAGAATGGCCATCGAAGTTCACAAGACCGCAATTAACACGCCCGAGGTTCAGAGCGCGGGGCCGCTGCCGAATCTGCACGGCTTCTATCCGTCAAAGGGCAAGACGTTCTTCGCCAGCCAGCAGGTGGGCACGGGCGCGAGCCAGAATCTCGCGCACGGACTGGGCGCCGTGCCCGCCGGAGTGATCGCCGTGCCTACGGACGGCGGCACGATCACTTACGGCACGCACACCACGACCAACGTAGTGGTCGACTGCACGAGCGGGAAGCATTACGACGTGCTGGCCTGGTTGTGAGGGCGAAGCGATGACACCCTCATCTTTGGGCCGGGTGAACGTGCCGGCATCCGGAACCCCAGTTCAACTGGCAACCGCTCGCACTCCCTGCTGCCGCATTCGCCTGCAGGTGATCGCGGGCTTGACGGGCAAGATGTACTTCGGAACTGCCGGCCTGAACCATAACACGCTGGCCGGCGTGATCAAGGAGTTCTGGCCCAATCCGAGCGGCGGCGTCGACGATTCCTACGAAGTGTGGTCGGGCGTCGATGAGGATGCGCTCGACCTTTCCCATTACTGGATCGACGCGGCGGTTTCCGGCGAGGGGCTGATCGTGTCCTATTGGAATCGGCCAACGGCGGCGTTTTAGGCCATGGCGTTCTCGGATCTCGTCAATGCGATGGATACCGCGTGTCTGGACGCGTTCGGTACGCCGGCCACTTTCACGCCGCGGGATGGCTCCGGCGCCCAACAGATCACCGGCATCATTCAGCACCCGGCGATGGCAGAGGATTACGTCCCTGGCAGCGTGCAGGGCACGGCGGTCGTGCGGCTATTCGTGCGTTTCGCTGCTATCACTCCACCGCCGCGCCAGGGCGACACGGTCACGCTTAACGGCATCATCTACGACGTGCAGGAAGTCGCGGTAGATAGGGAGGGCGGCGCGGTATTGAAGCTCCGGACCACGTAGATGCTACCAGATTGTTTGGACCTGCGAGGCGCGAATCTTTGCCGGGCATCAGATGTCTTCCCTGGGGAAGTTCTTCCACATCTCGCGCTGGTTCTCGTCGATTTCCTCAGCGGAGAGAGAGATCCCCAGGCCAGCCCACAGACCTCGCACACTCTTGAACGGCGGCTTCTTGGCGCACTCAGCCCGGAGACGCTTGGCATGGTCGTAGATTTCCCGCTGTTTCTCCGGCGGGAGCGCCTGGACCTCTTTCAGAATGGCCTGTTCAAGAGACATCTTGCGCGCCTCAACTTCATTATCCGTCTTGTCGGCGGCTTGCGTAAATGCTGAATAACGGTCCCATCGTGGACGCCATCGTCGCCACGCTTCAGGCCATTCCCGAGCTGGCTGCCGCGATGACCGTGCTGGATGCGAACCAGAATCCGGTGTGCCGGATTTATGCGCACCATTACCGGCTCGGCGCCGAATACCGCCTGGCCGAACGCATCTACAAGATGCCGGCGCCGTCGATGCTGGTCGCCTGGGATGGCGATCAGGGCGGCAACTTCGACGGCCAGACCATCTGCAAGCACCGGTTCAATGTGTATTTCCGGATGGGCAATGCCGCCGGTTTGAGTGATCCAGTCGATTACGAGCAATTGTGGTGGATCGCCTGCAACCAGCCGCCGACCGGCAGCCAGGTCAACATCCGCTACATGCAGCTCTATCCGGGTCTCGACATCATGGACACACCGGGCGTGGCCCACGCGCTCGACGAAGATTTGCAGGACCGTTTTGTGGGCACATTCGTGATTCCCGAAATTGGAGACAACTGATGCCGGATCTCAAGCAGGAACTGGCCGACGTGGCGGCGGCCATCGAGAAAATGGAGGCGCAACCCGCCGCGCCAGTGGCGCCGCCCCCAGCCGGCAAAGTGCGGCTGCGCCATCCGTGGACCGGCGACACCAGGGACGTGGACGCCACCCCCGCCGCCATGATCCCGTGGATGGGCCTCGGCTACATCCAAGTGAAGGAGTAATCAATGCCCGCGAGAGTACAACAGTTAGTTCTCGGCCTCGGCAAAGGCAAGCAGACGAGCATTTCAGCCGCCGCGGCCACATTCCTGCGCTTCAAAAAGCTCGACACCAGCCTGACCACACCGAAGCCGGTCTTTGAGAACGACGCGGCGGAAATCGGCAAAGGGAACGAGTTCATCAGCCAGACGTTCCCTTCGCACTACGAAGTGGCGAACCGCATGGAGAAGTACGCCAGTGCGGAGTTTGTCACGTGGGCGTGCGCCTATGCGCTCGGGAACGTCGCCCAGACTGGCTCGGCCGCGCCGTACACCTACACGATCCTGCCGATCAATCCGGGCACTACGCTCGAGCTGCCATACTTCTCGATTTGCGAGCAGGTACCCGAGGGCGGCGGCAACTGCATCGACAACTTGTACGTCGGCTGCGCCATCGAGGACTTTACCTATCAGTTCAGCTATGGGCCCGGGCGCGCGTCGTCGAAGATGACGGTCAACTGGGTTGGCTCGGGGTTGCTGACGACGCCATCGGGCATCACGGTGCCAGCGCTCACCGCCGAGAACAACATGCTGGCTGCGGGCATGTCGCTCTCGGTGAACGGCGTCGACTACGTGGCAACGAAGCGAATCCTCTCCGGGTCGGTCGGATGGAAGAACAACATGCTGTTGAACGCGGGCTTCTATCCCGGCTCCGGCTTGCAGAACGGATTGCAGGTGCGCGGCCGCATGGAGATCGGCGCGCGCGTCCCCTCGTTCCAGTTCACCGCGCGGCTGCTGGCGGGATCGCCCGAGTACAACACGCTGGTCAACCAGACCACCGGTACCGCGACGCTCAGTGTCCAGCATGACGCCAACAACTCGGTGACATTCACCTTCCCGCAGATGGCGTTCCAGGTGGCCGAGAATGCCGAGGCGGACGGCATTGTGGCCGTGACCGTCACCGGCGCGCCGCAGTACAACACCACGCAGAACACCGTGTTCTCGGTAACGACGCTGTGCGGCATATCGGGCATTGCCCAGTAAATCCGAGGAGAAGAAACGATGTACGGAGACATTCCCGCCGAGGGCATCACGATTCGTGTTCCCAATCCGCCCAAGACCGCGCACCTGCGGCTGCCCACCAGCCAGGAGATGCTCGATCGTCTGGCGCAGCAGAAGTCCATCCGGCGCACCATTGGCCGGCGGAAGTCGCAGACGGAGTTCGTGCCGAACGCGAAGGCCGATCTCGATCTCTTCAACCGGATCCGGCTCGACAAAGACGGACCGGAGTTCGACGAATTCGAAGCGGGCAGCGCGATCTCGAAGCTGACCTTCTGCGACGTGACGGACTGCGAGCGCGCCGGCGACGAGGACCGCATCACGTTGAAGACGCCGTTCGGCGTCACGGTCCATACGGTCAAGATCCCCACGCAGCGGGACATCACGATTTACCGGCGCACGGTGGTGTCGTCGACCGACCTCCCGCACGGCCAGGAAGAACTGCGCTACCGGATCGAGCCGGCGGTGGAACTTTACGATTCGGTGGTGAGCAAGATCGAAGGTTACGCTGCGTCGTTTAAGCCGGCCGACGTTCCGCCGCACCACAAATCCGCTGTGGTCGTTGAGCTGGTGCAGGCCATCGACGATCTCGATCCGGCGCTCGACCCAAACTTGTAGCGCCGGATGAGTGGCCGCGCCCGATTCCTCTCCGGCTGCTGATTTACCGTTCGCTCCATTCCGAGGAGTTGTGCAGCGGCGGCGCCGATGGTCCGCGCGGTTGCCCGGATGCCAATGACGTCACCTGTGGCAAGTGCGGGCGGGCGCGCACGGTGGAGGACACCAACGCGCCAGGTGCCTGCCCGCAGTGCGGCGGCTGGCAGTTTACCGTCAACCGCTGCACTCACTGCAAGCTGGACGATCTCGACTACGCCCGCACGCATTCCAATGCCGGACGGTTGTTCGAACGTGTTTTGGAACTGGAGTTCGACGCCGCGCACTTCAGCATTCCCTGGAGCGATGTCACGGCGGAAGAGGTACGAGGCCTTCAGATTCTGAAAGAAGAACGCGACCGTTACCAGCGGGAGCAGTTGGAGAAACAGCGCAATGCCGTTCACGGCTAAAATCAAGCGCGCCCGGTTCGTGCTGGGCCCGTTCACCTCCGAGGACATGCTGGCGATCGGCAATGTCCTTCGCGATTCGATCGCGGAACGGATCGGCAGTGGTCTGAACGTAAACGACGAGACTGCGAAGGAGTTGAAGCCCGGGCGCAATGGCCGGCGCGGGTATCCGGATTACAAGAAGGCGCGCGGGCTCCAACCGATCCGCGACTGGTTCTGGACTGGCCGCACCATGCGGTCGCTCAAGGTGAAGAGCGCGAGCGAAAACCAGGCCGTGATCGGCTTCGTCGATCCCAACGCGGACCGCATCGCGCACGTGAACAATCTGCGCGAAAAGCAGTTCGGCGTCTCCCCCAAGGACCGGCAGGCGCTGAACTCTGCAGTCCTGGCTGTGCTTCGGCAGGCGCGCGCCATTCGCGTGAGGAGGGCGGCATAAGTGCCCGACCAGGAATCCATCGTCCTCGAAGTCGATCCGCGCAGCGTGCTCGCGGCCATCAAGCAGGCCAACACCGCTGTCGAGGGTTGGGAAAAGGGCACGGTCGGCGCGGGCGAGAACATGCAGAAGTCGCTCGAGCGGATGTCCGAGATGCTGATCCGGGTGAACGACCGCTCCCGCAGTTCGATGGAGCGCCTCACCCAGTCCATCGAGAAGCAGGCCGCCGCCTACGGAAAAACCGGCGTGGAGCGCCTGGTTGCGGAGCGCGACCGATTCATCAAAAAAACTCGGCGACGAGCAACAGATGGTTGACCGCGTTCGCGCGGCCTACGAGAAGATGATCGCGGTTGAACAAAACGCAGGCGGCGGTGGTTCCTCGAGTGGATCAGGCTTCAACGCCCGGTATGCCTTCTTCGGGATTAAGGACCTGATGGAGGGCCGCACCAAATTCGCGATCGCGGAAGCAGCAAACGAGTTGATGCGGCTGCAGGGAACCGCTCTGGCCATTGGCGGCACGGTCGCGGGCGTGGCCGCTCTGGGCATCGCGGCATACGAGGTCGCGAAGAAGCTGCGCGAAATCCGGGAAGAGCCTGAGCGGATCGCGGCCGAGTTCGCGCGTCTCACTGGCGCGACCAAGACAGCGAACGACGAGCTGCGCGTTGCGAATGATCGACTCGAAAACTCCATTGCAAAACTGGAGCATCGGCCGCAGAACAACCTGAAGCTCGCGATTGACGAGGCGGCGGTCGCGGCCGACCACCTCTCGGAAAAGATGGACAAAGTCCTCCGCTCTTTCGCGGAGGTAGCCATCAAGAACGCGCCAGGAATGTTCGCCAGTATCCTGGGCCAATCGGGCATTGACGATATCGTGAAGCTCATCCAGGGCAAATCCGGTTATGGCGGCCTGATCGGCGATCTCTACAAAGCCACCTCCAGCGGCGGCGATCCCACCAAGGTGCTCGAACAGTATCGCGCGCAAGTGGTAACGATGATTCGGCAATCCGAGATGGCCGAGGCCTACCAGCAAGGCAAGGGTTATGAGGGCGTGAGCTATGAGGACATCCGCGACGCCATGATGGGCCCCATGACGGGCCGCGGGAAGCTGCCGCCCGGTCTTCATTTCGAGAACATGCTGGCGGATCAAGGCACGCGTCTTGAGACTCTGCGCGCGCTCAAGCGGGAGATTGACCTGCTCGGCGAGAGCTACAGCCTCGAAAAGCAGAACACCGGCCTCACCGCTCAGGAGGACCGGATCAAGGAGATTACGAAATCAACCAGCGTCACGGAGGAACTGCGCCAACAGGTGGCTCGGGCGCAGGAAGGCGAGTTGAACGGCCTAGCCCGCATCAACGCCGCCTACGAGGAACGACTGCGGCATCTGAAGGAAGAGGGCGAACTCAACACCGTCAACGCGAAGCTCGCCCGTGAAATCCGCGATGCGGAGATCGCGCGCTTCGAAAAAGAAGAGCAGCAAATGACCGCCGCCGCCGTGTTTGGCGCGAATACTTCGCTGGCAGAGGCCGGCATTCGATCCAATTACGCGATCTTCCAGGCGAATCGGAAGGCAAACGGCGCGGCGTTCGGCGAGGCGGATATCAAAGCCGAGTACGACACCGCGATGGCGCTCGCGCAGAAGCAGTTCGACCTCGCCGCCCAGCATGTGCGCGAACTGCGGGAAATGGATGCCACCGAGGGGGAGATTCAGCGCGCGCAGATCGAAGCCACGAAGAACTTCGCGCTGGCGGCTTTGGACGCAGAGACGAAAGAAACGGGTCGAGTTGATCGACCTCGCCAAACAGCAGCGGGACGAGGAGTCGAAGACCGCCCGCGCCAACTACGACAACGCCCGCAGGCTCGGCGACGCCGTTGCCGCCGAGCAGCAACGCCGCGAGCAGAACGCGATGCAACGGCATATCAAGATGGCCGAGTTGCTTGGAGCGGATGATTCGGAAATCGAACAAATGCGCATCGCGGCGGCGCGGGCGCAGCACGATCAGGCCGTTACTCGGATTGTCCAGGAGACGATCGACGCCCGGAAGCTGCCCGCCGGCACGCCCGAGGAGCAACGCCAGCGCGAGGCAGAACTCAACCGGCTGAAGATCGAAGGACTGAAAGCCGAGGGCGAGTTGCAGCGGCAGATCGATGACGCGCATGAAGATCGCGTCGTGAAGGTGCTCGAACTTCAGAAGCGCGAGATGGAGGAGATCCAGAACAAAGTCTCAGGCCTGTTCCACACGCTGTTCACCAAGCCGCAGGATTTCGGCAAGCAACTCGGTAGCACCGTGAAAGAGGCCATGCTGAAGCCGATCACCGAGGGACTCGGCGGGCTGGTGGCGAGCGCAATCCATCCTCTTATATACGGTCCCGACGGCCAAGGCGGGATCGCGGGCATCCTCGGAGGGATCTTTGGCGGCGGGAAGCAGGATCCCATGAAGGCCGCGACCGACATGAACACTGCCGTGACGGCGCAGAACTCGGTCGCGATCGCTTCGCTGACTGCGGTGGTGGCGGCGGTCACGGGCATGAGCGCGCCAGCGATAGCGGCGCCAGGCGGAATCCCAGGTGGCATTGCGCTGCCAGCGGTCTCGGTTGCCGCACCTGCGGGTGGCGTTTCTGGCGCAGCGAATCCGATGGCCGCGACCGGTGTCCTGTCGGGCCTCAGCCAGCATCCGTTGCAGGTGATCATGGGCGCGAACGCACCGGGAGGAACCTCGGGCATCTACAGCCTGTTCACGAAGGCCAGTCTTTCTAAGACGCTGCCCAACCTGAAGGGCACGGTGTGGAACCAGCAGGCGTGGGAGGCTTCCGGCAGCGACTTCTGGGGCGGCATTCAGGGCGTCGCGAAGTCGCCCGCCGCCGGCGCGGCTGGCATGATGCTGGCGATGAACGGACTGTTTGGCGGAAGCCGCGGCACGTGGGGCGGGATCGCACAGAGCACCGCAGGCGGAGCGCTCATCGGAGAGCAGATCGGTGGCCCGCTCGGTGCGGCGATCGGGGCCGGTGCGGGCTTCCTGGCTGGTTTGGGCGAGAAGCTGTTCGGCGTGGAGTCGCCGGAAAACGAGGCCAAACGCCTCGTCAAGCAGATCTACTCGATCAGCATCGATACGGCGATGGCGCGCAAAATCGTCACGATCGCGCAGCAGAAGTACGCGAATCACGTGAGCATCGCCGTGCGCGATCCCGAAGTGCGCAAGATGCTGCAGTTGTACGCCGAGGGCACGGGCCAGAAGTTTCCGCTCTCGGCCACGACCCCCGTGGGCGGGAGCCTCGTGGAGCAGGGCGGTCGGCTGTACCAGCAGGCGAGCTACGTCAATGGGGTTCCATACAGCTTTCAGAGCAGCCTGCCGGTTCTCGGCGGCTTGGGCGCTGGCAATGTTTATCCGAACCCCGGCGGCCCGGTCACGAGCGGCGGCGGTGGCGTCAACCTGGCGTTGAACATCAACGGCCAGCCGATCACACCTGAGTTCGTAACCGATCAGGCCATGGCGGCGCAAGGTTCGAGCTATTACCGCACGCAGCAGTCGGCCAATATGCAGGTGCCGGGCCTGATGGTTTCCTAATGCCTGGCAACCTTCAACAAGCCACACCGAACGGCGTGATGCCCTACGCACTCTGCACAGCCTTCTCCGAATCGCGCGAGTACGTACAGCTTCAAACGCAATACCACGACGGCACGACGCAGCGGTCACAACTCGCGCAGACTTCGCGCCGCACGTTCTCGCTGTCGCAGCGATTAACCTCAGCCCTGGCGATCGCGCTCAAAGCATTCTGGGATGCCCAACAGGGCGGCGCTTCACCGTTCGTCTTCTACAACCTGATCGAAGGCGCCTACGACCCCACCGGCAATTCGACGCAGGGCCGATACACCGTTCGGTTCCAGGGAAGCTGGTCACAAACGACTGGCCTCGCCCGCACCGACGTTCCGCAGTTGCTGTTGGTCGAAATCGCATAATCCATGTCCGACACAATCGGCCGCATCACGGTGCCGGCGCTTGTCAGCTCCGGCCCGACGTTCCCGCTCGTCACCGACCAGAACTACGGCTTCACGCAGGACCGCCCCGTCGTGGTGCATCGCTTCGGCAGCCTGGACGCGAAGCAGGAGCAACGATTCATCGCCGGGATTGGCCCCCGCAAGTTCGCGTTCCGCCGCCAGCATCTCAGCCTGCGGGACCGGAATTCGCTGGTCGCGTTTTGGGAGGGTCTCGAAGGCGCGTGGCAATCGTTCCTCTACAACGTGCCCAACCCGGACCAGACCTTTACTTCGACCACGGTGACGTGGGAGTATGCGCCGCTCTCGATTCAATATCTCGCGAACGCAGCTCAAGCCGGATTCAACTTCATCGAAGTGATTAGTCCGCCGGCCACGCCGTACCCGGTCAACGCCGCGCCCTCGGTGCGGTTCCCCTCGAGCGCGATGTCCACGGCGCTGCTCTCGGAAGTGCAGCAGATCATTCCGCTTGTTCATATCCGCGTGCGCGAGCAGGCGGTGCCGGATATCTGGCTCTCAGACCGCCGCGTGACCCTGTCTGATAATGCCGGCGGGGCGGTGCAGGCCGCCATGGGTTGGCAGGCCAGCGCGCAGTTGTATCTTCCGCGCCTGATCGGCATCGGCGAATCCGGTTCCGACGTTCTGATCTCCCAGGACATTAAAGGCTCCTCCGACAACGTGCGCTTCACCTTCGGCAACGCCGACCGCGTGATGACGCAGCTCGCCAACGACACCGATCTGAAGTATGCCGAGATCGACCTTTGCCTCTATCACGTGAACTCAGGCCTGGTGCTGCAACTCTGGAAGGGCGTGATTCAGAACTACACGAGCGACGGCACGGCCAACTTCCCCGTCACCTGCTCCGACGGCTTTTTCCAGATCATGAACCAGTACCCCGAGCGGCAGGTGAGCCGCCAGTGCTGGAAGACCTACAACGATGGCATCAACTGCCCGTGGGCAACGAAGGGCGCGAGCGCGGCGGCAGTCACGGCGGCGGGCGGCGATCCGGCAAGCTGCGACTATTACCTGGAATCGGCCAACGGCTGCCAGGTGCATGGCATGTCGCCGTATTTCGGCGGCCAGCAGGCCGACCCGCAGGGCGTCGTCATCAAGGACGATTCCACCGGCTTCCTTGGCTTTGGCCGCAACACGGTCACGGCCACGTCGATCATATCCGATACCGTCTGGGGCCTGGCGCTTCCGGAGATCTGGTGCAACAGCGGCGGCAATCCGCTATATGCCTTCATGGTCACTGCGCTAATGGTGGCGTACCGCGACGAATCCACCTTTGCCGATTCATTGGGCATCATCGGCGCTGGCCCGATTGGCGGGTTCACGCCTTCGGCGGTCGTTACGAACGCGGACGGCTATCGCTATGTGGTGGCGCCGATGGTCGATGACTTCACCTGGCAGGGCTTCAAGGTCGATGGCAATCTGAACATCACCCAGGATCAGCCGGGCATGGGCCTGCGCCAGTCCATTGGCAACGATCCGGCGAATCCCACCTACGACTACTTCTCGCTGGGCCAAGGCACGCCGCAGGTCTGGGAGCCGAACAACTACGCGGCCGGAACGGCGGTCTGCGAAGTGAGAATCTCAAAGCCGAGCGCGATCCAGCCGAGCACGCCCGAGCAGCACCAGATGACCGTGCCGATCGATTACGGGCTGTGGGGATGGACCTGGGACCAGAACGGAAATCGCACGGCGGTGAAGGGCCTCGTGAATCCGTTCTGGATCGCGGTGAATATGTTGCTGCGCGCGTTGGGGCTTTACGGCAGTCCCGCTACGGGCTCCGGGCCAGCCTCGGCGAACCAGCTCGCTTCCTTCGTGCTGTCGTCGCTCGTCGTGGGCGATGGCAGCGGCGCGGCAGAGATCGCGGCGGCGCAGGTGGCGTCTATCCTCGGCACCGGCGTCGAGACACAGTTCCAGTTTCAGGGATCGGTCAGCAGCCAGAAGCCGTTCCGCGACTGGCTCACTGAGGTGCTCAACTGCTGCCTCGGTTTCTACACCTGGGAATTCGGCAAGCTGAAGCTTGGCTGCCGGATCAACGCGAGTTCGGTGGACGCCTACACGCTGGGCAACATGCTGTTCCAGAGCCTGAAGCTCACGCCGATTCAGGCTGCGTTCGAGCACCTGGTGATTTCCTACGCGGACGTGAACTACGCATACCAGGCCAACACCGCGGAGTATTGCGACAAGAGCCACGCTGCGTACTACGGCCGCGCCGGGTCGCCGCTGACGAGCCAGATGCACTCGGTGGGACTCTCAACGCTGAGTCAGGCGCTGCGGGTTGCGGCCACGCGCACGCGCGAGGAGATCGGCGGGGTCACGCCGATGGAGTGGCGGAATGCACGCGCCGCTTCGTGGCAAACGACGTTGTTGGGCCTCGGCAACGAGGTGGGCCAGGTCGTCTCGATCACGCATCCGGAGATTCCAGGCGCGCGGGGCGTCTGCAATGTCTCCGGCAACACGGCCACCTGGGTAAGCGGCGATCCGTGGACTTATGCCGGCGGCGCAAGCGGCGACACCGAACTCATCAACAAAGACATTCTCATTGGCGGCGCGCAGGTAACGATCACGGCGATCGCTTCCGACGGATCGACCATCACTACGTCTCCCGCGCCTCCGCAAGGCAGCGGCCTCGCGTTCCACGTGATCACTGGCTGCTTCCGCGTTCAGCGCTGGTCGCTGATGAAGGACTGGTCCGTCAGGCTTGAAGCTCAGACGGTGACCGCTTCGATGTACGACCTGGACGTTGGGCCGAAGCCGATGGACGTCGAGCCGGCGCCGCTGCCGCCGCTGTTCTATCCGATTCCGCTCGGGCCCGCGTGGGCGCCGTATCAGGTGCAGGCGGCGGCCAACGACGCGCTGTTTCCCGGCGAGTGGACCTTCGACACGAACCAGTCCTACGCGCAGTTGGCGGACGGCAGCATGCTCGCGAATCTGGTCATCACCGGCAAGCTGCCGGTGAATGAGTTCAGCGCCACCGGAGCTGGCGCGCCGGGAATCGGATCGATCGCGCAGGCCACGGCCGGCGGGTCGCTGCCGGCCAACGTCACCCTGCGTGTTGCCATATGTGCGATCGATTCGAACGGCCTTCCGTCCGCGCCCTCGAATATCGTTCTCATCGGGACCTCGGGATCGGGAACAGACACGTTCACGCTGGACAACATCACGTGGCCGGCGGTCTCAGGCCTTGTTTCCTACGTCCTGTTCGCAGCCACCCAGGACGATCTGATCTGCGCACAGGCCACGGGCGCGCTGACGGCAGGCCCGAACAACACGTACACCCCAAGCTCGATCACATTCGCCGGCCCGCTGGCGCGCTCGACGTGGGCTCTGCCTTCGCCGTATGTCAGCAAGGTGAGGATCAAGGCCAAGCACGAGATCCACGGCGGCGTCATTGGCGCATCGGTGGACAGCGTTTCGACGGGAGTGATCGTCTCGGGAGCGTTGGTGAGTGCGCCGCCAGCCACGAATCCGAACTGGACGCCGGTGGGCCGCATTCTTTCTATCATCGGCAGGCCGGAAGCCGCCACGCCCTTCTTCAGCGCAAAAGTCACCTCGTGGGACCAGACCACCGGCACGCTCGGACTCACACCCGATCCAAACGGAATCGTTCAGGCTGGAGATTGTTTCGCCCTGCGCTTCCTGGCGGACGCATCGAATGCGTCCAATCCGACCTCGATCACGGATTCCGGCTGCCAGAATAACGTCTATCCCAACGGCATGACACCAGGAGGCGAAGTCGGCAACCTGATCCGCGTGATTCAAGGCGTCTCGCGCGGCACGCCACCGCGGAAGATCATCGCGAACACAGCGACCACCATCACGTGGGACCTGCCGATGGTCATCAATCCAGGAGACGTGTGGATCATCGAGGAACCAACATGGCCCTATTCCTACGACACGACTTCGCTCGCCAACGCGAACCCGCTGGCGGTGACCACGATCAACATGCCAACCGGCAACTTCGTGGATGAGACGCTCGTGATCGCGGGGTTCACGGTGGACGTGAACGGCAACGAGTCCCCGGACGGCGATGCACCGATTCGCGAGGACTGGGTCTTCGGCGCGGAAGGACTCTCGAAGGTCGCCGGCCTCGTGTTCCAGATGCAGGGCACGCTGGGCATTGAGTCGAACGCAGCGCAACCTTTGTATCTGAATCGCCCGGTGACGGTCGGGGACGTGAAGGCATACGTGCAGTCGGCTCCGACCGGCTCTGGAATCAGTTTCACGATCTACGTAGGCGGCGCGGAGTGGCTGAGCCTGACGATTCCCGCCGGCCAAACCGCCGTGGTCGCCACGCCTTCGCAGATCAGCGCGCTGCCGCAGATCCCGGCGAATACCGCGGTATCGGTCGGCATCACCGGGGTTGGGACCACTTTCCCTGGCGCGAACCTCTCGGTGTTTGTCTATTCGTAGCAACGCGAGCGCTCAGCCGGCTCTCCGCAGGCCCCTGTGAATTGCCTCTTTGAGAACGGTCTGATAGCCTGCGCCGGTTTTTTCCGCAATCTGTTTTGCGCGTTCGAGGTCCGCGATCGGCACACGAAGCGAGATCGCGCGGGTCGCGCTCTCTTTGGCTCGTTCCATAAGTTGCTCAAGAAGCCTTGGATCGGTTCGAACCACTTTCTGTCTAGGCGACCGGCTCAGCGTCCCCGCGCGCAGCGCTCGCGCGAACTCGCGCTGCGTTTGCCGGCGCCCTTCCGGCGTGGCGTACCAGTCGGCCTCCTCGGCCTCGGATTTGAATTTGCTGGCCTTAGTCGATTTGCGCGGCATATTTTTTCCTCTCTGTGGCGTTCATCTCGTAAGCGGTAACTGTGCGATTAACGGCCTCGCGAGAATCGTGACATGCAGCCGGCCCACCACTTCTTCGACTTCGAATGGCGTCACAGCGTGACGCAGGATATGCCCCACATTCGCCGCGTCCCAGTCGAAGCCTGCGAATTCGTCTATCAATCAATAAGTATATACGGAATCTGTATATACGGTCAATGCGAAGGCGAACACCGATAAATGGCTGAGGCGATCTTCAAACTCCAGCCCCACCGCACCATGCACCTCCAGGGCTTCGACGACTACGGCGCGGCGGCCGCGCTGTGGGGCGCCTCCGATACCGGATTCACGGTCTCCGGCGTCTTCCGCGACATGGCCGACTTCGCGGTGCTGGTCCTGCTCCAGAAGGACGATCCGTTCGGCCATTCGCGGTTCTCCTATCTTCCCGATGGCGATCTCACCGGCCTCGTGCTCGATTTCGACGTTACGTGGCAGGGCATCCAGTCCTGGGAGTCGACCAAGAACGCCTGGACCGACTGGAACACGCTCGATTACTCCGTCAATGGCATCGGCCAGCGCGTGCCCTGGCTCAGCACACTGGGCATCACCGTCACTTGCAACACCACCGGCCGCACGGGCGCGTCAGCCACCTACACGCTCAACCTGAATAATCCGCAGCCCGGCGATAAGGTCACGCTCTGGTATCAGAACCAGTCCTTCGTCAACCCGGCGATTTCGGCCTCGCATCCCACCACTGATCAGGCCATGTGGTGGCAGGGCAACCCCGCCTACAACCACTCGGTCACGATCGGCTCGTCCACATACTCATGCGTTGAAGGTTCGCTCGGCAGCGCCGATATCGCAGCAAACATCGCCGGGCAAATCAACGCCTCCGATCCCAACTGTTCGGCCACCACTGGTGGCGCCTTCGGCAACGAAATCTTCATCACGCTCAAGCCCGGCATTTCCGGGCCACTCGCGGTTTCAAGCTCCGATGGCTCGGCTTCCGATACCCTGACGCAGACCACCGCGGCGTCGATCCTCCAATCCATCGCGAACCAGATCAATGCGGTCAACTGGCCCGCAAACAGCACGCCGGCTCTGGCCGCCACCGTTTCCGGCAGCGACTTGATCATCACCGCCGCGCCGGGCGCCGACGGCAACATGGTCGCCTTCTACCAGACCGATAACAACTCGAGCAGCCGTCTGTACTTCACCGCCAGCAACTGGAGTCTTTCCGGCGGTTCCTCGGATGATGTCTCCTGGCACGTTCACATCGATTTCAGCGTGCTCGGTTGGAGCAACGTGGACAAAGTCTGGTGGACCATCGCGCCGGCGCTGCCGGCTGGCGATGCCTACCAGCCCACCGAGTGGAAGCTGGTCGTCACCAACTGGACCGTTACCGATTCCGCGGGCAAACGCGCGTTGAAGGTGGCCGGACCTGGATCGGTTCGCATCGAAGAGGACAGCACGTGGGTGAAAATCTCCGGCTACTGGGAAGCCGCACCGGGCAACGATCCCGTGAACGGCGCATTTGCGTTCTGGAGCCAGGGGCGCGCGATCCGCGCGGCGGCTGCCGGCGCGAGCGTCACCATCGAGACCCACTGCCAGTCCACGCACGATATCTATGTCGGCACGCGGCTCGATACCAACTGCGGCATCGTGAGCGCCACGCTCGATGGCGGCACGCCAGTAACGCTCGACTGCTACTACCCAGCAGCGACTACGTCACAGACCCGGCGGCTGCTCTTCTCCGGAGTCGCCGCCGGCCAGCACAAGGTCGTGATCACCCTCACCGGCAACAAAAACCCGTCGAGCCAGGGCTGGTACTTCTATTTCGATTTCCTCGAATGCGCGGTGAAGAGCGACGTGCCGGACCCCGCATCGACGACCACGGCGGTCAGCGTCGCGACCGATTTCGATACGGACAACACGTACAAGCTCTCTCCGCAGCGGCTGGTGTGGAACATCCAGAAGCTCGGGCTGATGGGCGAGATCGACCACTACTATGGCGTGTTCTGGTGGAAGCAGGCCGTGGCGCAGAATCCGTCGTACCCGCAATGCACGGTCACCTTCACCGGCGCCTGGAACGATCAGGATGTGATCTGGCTGCACGTCGGCGGCTCGGCGATTGGGAAGACTGTCTTCGGCGGGCAGGACAACAACAACACGATCGCGCGGCACTTCGCCAACTTCATCAACGCGATCTTCGACGGCGTCTGGGCCTCGGCATCGGGCAACGCCCTGACGATCACGTCGCACTCGTTCGGACCGAACTGGCAGTTTCACGTCTACACGGAACTACCCGCCTCGAACACCGGCTCCGGGCAGGCCTCGGTCACGGGCGATCTTCAGGGCGGAACCTATGGCACAACTTGGGTCATCGATCCAACGCAGACACCCGTGCTCAACCGCGCGGTCCGAGACTGGCACGCGGACTACTTCGCGACGCTCAAAGCGGCCAACCTGAACGTGGTCTGCTCATTCTCGCAGGAGCTCGTCAACCCTCCAGATAATCCTCCATCCTCGGTCTGGGTGCAGAGATTCCCGGACGGATCGCCCGTCGAAACCGCCACCGGCTTCGGTACGCTCAACAGCTCGCAGATCGCCTTCGGCTCCGCGCCACAGGCCTACATGCAGCAAGCCTACTCCGAGATGGCGGCGATGATGCAAACGGCGGGCCTCACGCCGAAAGTCCAGTTCGGCGAAATTCTGTGGTGGTTCCAGGCGAACGCCTCCGGCATGGCGTTCTACGATGCCGATACGCAGGCCGCCGCGCAGACGGCGCTCGGCCGCCCCCTGACGACGTTCCGCACGCCAAACGACGATCCCTCAATCAACAGCTACGCCGATGCGAACTTCCTCCGAACGCGGCTCTACAACTACGTCGCGGCTATCCAGAGTTACGTCTTGTCGCAGGTCCCATCGGCTGTGTTCGAGCTGCTGTGGCCGATGGACGTGAACGATCCCGACAACTACCGCCTGCTGCACTACATTAATCTGCCGCCGCAATGGACGACGCGCGCGGGTTCCGGCTTCGATACGTTCCTGATCGAGGGCTACCAGTACCCGAGCATCGACCACAACGTTGACAAAGCCGTCCGCTGCGCATCGTATCCATGGAAAGAACTCGCCTGGGACCAGGCGCACTGCCGCTACCTGATGGGCCTGTACTACGCCACGTGGCCATGGCTTCGCGAGTTCGTAAACGTGAACCGACTCGGTCTTCCGGAGATCAAAATCTGGGCCTACGACCACCTATGCCTGTTCGGTTGGCCCATCCCACTGCCCACGGCCGACGACCGCTCCTTCATCTACTGATGATCCTTAGACGCCGTGGCTAGACGCTGGCCGTGTTGAACCACAGTCGCGAACTGGCTCGGACCAAGGCCCACGGAATGAAAAGGTTTACCGCCAAGCCGACAAGAGCGCCGGCGCGATTCCCCGCCATGAAGTTCAAATAATCGAT